GACGGCCAAACCGCAGCGAAAAAGGTAAAAAAAGTATCAGATCAGGTTAATAAAAACGCAAACGATGGTTCATTACCGAAAGATAATAAACCTGCAGGCATGAAAGAAGAAGAAGTTGAAGTTGAAGGTGAAGAAATCGCTGAAGACAAAGCTGAATCTGAAATCGAGATTGACCTTTCTGATGATGTTAAAGCATTAGTTTCAACAGACGCTGACCTTTCTGAGGAATTCAAAGAAAAGGCAGCAACTATTTTTGAAACTGCTGTAAAGACAAGAATCAAAGAACAGACAAAGATCCTTGAAGCACAGTATGAAGAAAAACTTTCAGAAGAAACTAAAACAGTAAAAGAAGCTATGGTCGAAAAAGTTGACTCATATCTAAACTATGTTGTTGAAGAATGGATGAAAGAAAATGAGTTAGCAGTTGAAAGAGGTATTCGTACCGAAATCGCTGAGGACTTTATAACTGGTTTAAAGGACCTTTTCAAAGAACATTATATTGATGTTCCAGAAGAAAAATATAACGTATTAGATGACTTAACTAATCAAGTTAAAGACTTAGAAGGAAAACTTAACGAACAGATTGAAAAAAATGTAAATCTTACTAAGGAAGTAAATAATTCTGAGAGAGCAAATGTAGTCGCTGAAGTTTCTGCTGATTTAGCAGATACAGAAAAAGAGAAGTTTGCTTCAATGGCTGAAAACGTTGAGTTTGATAATGCTGATAAGTTTAGAGAGAAGTTAGAAACTGTAAAAGAATCTTACTTCCCTAAAACTAAGATCGAAGAAACATCATCAAAGGATGAAGTTGACTCGGTGGCGGCGAACGAACCTGCTGTAGAAGCTAGTTCGGATGCTATGGCTGCATATACTGCCGCTATTTCAAAAAACCTTAAAGCGTTAAAACTTTAGGGGTGATAACTATTAACTTAAATTAGGAGAGATAAAATGTATCTTACTGAAAATTTACAAGAAAAGTGGCAGCCAGTCCTAGAGCATCCAGATTTGCCAAAAATCGAGGACTCTTATAAAAGAGCTGTTACTACTGTTATCTTGGAAAACCAAGAAAAAGCAGTTAGAGAAGATAAAGCATTTCTTTCAGAAGCAGCACCAGCAAACGCAACTGGTTCTTCTATTGATAACTTCGACCCAGTGTTAATTTCACTAGTTAGAAGAGCAATGCCAAATCTAATTGCATACGACATCTGTGGCGTACAACCAATGACTGGTCCAACAGGACTTATCTTCGCTATGAAGAGCAGATTTGGTTCACAAGCAGGTGCAGAAGCATTATTCAACGAAGCAGACACAGACTTTTCTGCTAGAGATGCTGCTGGCGATACTGGTTCACCAGACGCTCAAGCGGGTACTAACCCTGCAACACTAAACGATAGTCCATCAGCTGGTACTTATACTACTGGTTCTGGTATGACTACTGCACAAGCAGAAACACTTGGTGACGGATCAGATGAGTTCGCTGAAATGGCTTTCTCAATCGACAAAATTACTGTTACTGCAAAATCTAGAGCTCTAAAAGCAGAGTACACTATGGAACTTGCTCAAGACTTAAAAGCAATCCACGGTTTAGACGCAGAAACAGAATTAGCAAACATCCTATCAAGTGAAATTCTTTCTGAAATCAATAGAGAAGTAGTAAGAACTATTTACGGTCACGCAAAAGCGGGTGCTCAAGTAAATACAACTACTGCAGGTATCTTTGATTTAGACACAGACTCAAATGGTCGTTGGTCAGTAGAGAAGTTCAAAGGACTTATCTATCAATTAGAAAGAGATGCTAACGCAATCGCACAAAAAACTCGTAGAGGTAAAGGTAATTTAATTATCTGTTCTGCTGATGTAGCTTCTGCTCTTCAAATGGCAGGTGTATTAGATTACGCTCCAGCACTTTCATCTAACTTAAACGTTGATGATACTGGTAATACTTTTGCAGGTGTACTTAACGGTAAGTTTAGAGTATATGTTGACCCATATGCTGCTAACGTATCTGCAAGTCAATACTACGTTGTAGGATATAAAGGTTCTTCACCTTACGATTCTGGTTTATTCTACTGCCCATACGTTCCACTACAAATGGTGAGAGCAGTTGGTCAGAATAGTTTCCAACCAAAAATTGGTTTCAAAACTAGATACGGCATGGTGCAAAACCCATTCGCAAGTTCAGACGGAGATGGTGCTTTAGATAACTCAGGCGCTGTAGCTGCAGGAAAACAAAACCTATATTACAGACGAGTAAAAGTTACAAACATTATGTAATTTTTCTCTTTGTAGAAGAATTAAAGGGGCGCTTCGGCGCCCTTTTTTTTGCTCTAATATAGATTATAAATAGTAGTATGACAGAATTAAATGTACAAACTAGACAACCTGAAAAATTAGACTATGCAAGTCCGATACAATTTAGGTTTAAATGCACAAAGTTACCAGAAGTAGAGTTTACTTGTCAAACAGCAAACATACCTGGCATATCTTTAGGTAGTGCCACACAACCTACACCTCTTGTAGATGTGCCATTACCAGGTGATAAAATAAATTATCAATCACTAGATATATCTTTTCTAGTAGATGAAAATTTAAATAACTATAAAGAGATACATGATTGGTTAATAGGTCTAGGGTTTCCACAAAGCAACACACAGTTTCAAAACTTACAGGCAACTGGTGCCGATAGATTTCCTGGTTCATCAATCAGTTCTGCCCCAACTGGAAAGGAAGTAAAAGCACCTTTGAAAGAAGGCGGCATTTATTCTGACGCAACACTTACAGTTTTAAATAGTAAGAATATTGCCAAAACTGAGATAAGATTTCAAAACATTTATCCGACAAGTCTTGGTAGTTTATCTTATGATATCAAACTTTCTGATGTTGATTATTTACAAGCATCGGTAAGTTTTGCCTATATGTATTATGAAATAGTACAAATTTCTACTACATAAGCCTTGACAAACACACCGAAAGGTGATATAATGAGTTGATTATGACACTAGAAGAATTACAACAATCGGTTGATAAAGATTTTAAACTTGATGATACAGAATTAGATACTGAATCAACTAAGATACCTTTATTACATAACAAATATCTACAACACTATAATAAGTTTTCTTTGTTACTAAAGAAAGCAGAACAAGATCACAAATCACTTGTAAGAGAAAAATGGGAATACTATACAGGTAAAGCAGATCCTGATATATACAAAGAAAAACCATTTGATCTAAAAGTTCTCAAAGCAGATGTACACATTTATATGGACTCAGATGATGAGTTACAAAAAGCAGATCAAAAGGCTGCATATCTTAAACAGGTTGTTAGTTATCTTGAACAAGTTTTAAGAAGTATAAACAATCGCACATTCTTAATTAAAAATGCAATAGAGTGGAAAAAGTTCACAAGTGGTGCAATATAATGGAACATCAACAAATATTTCCTACTAATATTTTTTTACTAGATCATTTTATACCTATGTCAACTGAGTCTGAAAGGTCTGTATTATATGAGATGAAAAATTATATTAACGATCTATGGCAAAAAAGAGATTATGATAATAACTGGCAAACAAAGTCAGCAGATTTACATAAGAAAAAAGAGTTTGAACACTTTACAAAACTGGTTATAAAAACAGGTAAAGATATATGTAATACTCTAGGTTATGATGTAGAAGATTTAATCGTTACAGATATGTGGGCAAATGTTTTAAAAAATACTGAACATCACCCAATGCACACACACTCTAATAATTTTTTAAGTGGCACATATTATTTACAATCTGATCAAGGTGCAAGCATTGTCTTTCATGATCCGAGACCTGCAGCTGATGTTATCGTGCCTAGAAAAAAAGAAACAAACACTTTGAACGCTAGTCTTTTAAGTTATGCGTCTAAAACAAATAGAGCAATATTTTTTCCTGCATGGTTGCCACATTGGGTTCAACAAAACAAGTCAAATAATAAACGTATAAGTATAGCATGGAATATGCAAGTGAAAGGACAAGTAGGAGAACATCATGAATTCCAATCAGCAAATCTCTAATTATATTTACTATTATCCACAAGTGTTAGGACCAACTGCTTGTGATAATATTATAGCACACTATAATAAAGATACATTTATGAGGTGGAAAACTTCTACCTTTTCAACTGCTACTAAAAATTTAGGCACATCTAAAGTTGAGATGAAAGAGTTTTGGATTGCACCACAAATGTTTGGTTACAAAACTATACAACAAGGATTTGAAATAGCGGTAAATGATTATATAAAACAACATAACAAAATAAAAATACAAGAATACACACACTTTAGAATTAACTGTTATGAAACAGGCGGGTTTATGAAAGAACACATAGATAATATACATCATAGTCATGGTCAAAAACAAGGTTATCCACATCTAACATCTTTAATATTTTTAAATGATGATTACGAAGGTGGTGAGTTTATGTTATGCGGTGAGCCTTTAGAAAAGAAAAAAGGTTCTGCTGTTGTCTTCCCATCAAACTTTATGTTTCCTCATGAGGTTCAAAAAGTTACAAGTGGCAATAGATATAGCATAATGACATGGATACTCTAATAATAGAAAAGAAAAACGAAGTTTACATAACGGTTGATTGTGACCCAAATGTACAAAGAGAGTTATCAGAATTTTTTACTTTCTACGTGCCAGGTTATAAGTTCATGCCTGCATTTCGTAATCGTATGTGGGATGGTAAGATACGATTATTTTCGCAGAAAACAAAAGAGATATATTTTGGATTGTATCCATATATCAAAGCATTTGCTGATGAGAGAGGTTATCATGTCGTGTGTGGTAAAGAAGTTGAGATTAATAATAGAGTTGACAAAGAGATTGTCAAAAAATTTGCAAATAGTTTAGGTCAAAAATTTGAGGCAAGAGATTATCAAATAGACGCCATATATCATAGTTTAAAATATAACCGAACATTACTATTAAGTCCTACAGCATCTGGTAAATCATTTATCATCTATGCACTTATACGATACTATTCTCATTTAATTAAAGATGAAACAAATAGTAGATGTTTATTGATTGTGCCAACAACATCTTTAGTTGAGCAAATGTATTCTGATTTTAAGTCGTATGGTTGGAATGTAAGTAAAAACTGTCATAGATTGTATAGTGGATATTCTAATCAAACAGATAAAAAAGTTTTGATATCTACATGGCAAAGTTTATATAAGTTACCGAAAAAATATTTTGAACAGTTTGGTGTTGTCTTTGGTGATGAAGCACATTTATTTAAATCTAAATCACTCACAGAATTGATGACTAAATTAGTTGATTGTAAATATAGAGTTGGTCTTACAGGCACACTAGATGGTGCTCATACTCACAAACTTGTATTAGAAGGATTGTTTGGTGCTGTAAATAAAGTTACATCTACAAAAAAACTTATGGATAGAAAACAACTATCTAACTTAGTTGTTCGCTGCTTGATACTAAAACACACTGAAGAAAATAGTAAGATGGTGACCAGTGGTAAATATCAAGACGAAGTTGATTACTTAGTAAGTAGTAAATCAAGACAAAACTTTATTCGTAATCTAGCACTTAAAATGAAAGGTAACACATTAGTTTTATTTCAGTTAGTAGAGAAACATGGTCAAAATTTGTATGATATTATTAAAGATAAAGCAGATGATGACCGAAAAGTTTTTTATATTTTTGGTGGCGTAGAAGCAGATGAAAGAGAGGCCATAAGAGGCATCGTGGAAAAGGAAAAAGATGCCATCATAGTTGCAAGTTATGGCACATTTTCTACTGGTGTTAATATAAAAAATTTACACAATATTATTTTTGCGAGTCCATCTAAAAGTAGAATACGAAATCTACAAAGTATTGGTCGTGGTTTACGATTAGGTGATAACAAAATTAATGCGACATTATATGACATAGCAGATGACCTTAGTTATAAATCAAAAGAAAATTTTACTTTAAAACATTTTCAAGAAAGAATAAACATATATACCGAAGAAGAATTTGACTATGAAATCCATAATGTAGACCTAAAAGAATAGATAAATAGTTATATGACAATAGA